CTTCGCACCAGCTAATCTATAACCAGTTGACGAACCACCCCCACCAGCGAAAGTTGATAACACATTAAACAGTGCTCTTTTTTCACTATCTAAAGTATCTTGTAATGTATATCTTTTATAATTGTTCATTGTCCCACATTTTAAATAATATTATGATAAAAACATATATGAGTATAACACACAATACTGATAATGTCAAGTCTAAAATCATATGAATAAACTGTTGTACTTATTTAGCCTTTTGTTTATTACTGGTATATACTTTTTTGTTTTTTCAATTAAATAATACTTTCGGTTTTCTAATATAGCAGCCTCACCAGTTGTACCTGTACCAGCAAATGGGTCTAATACTAAGCCATCTTTTGGTGTAACTAGTCTGACTAGGTATTTCATTAACTCTAGTGGTTTAACAGTAGGGTGATCAGAACCGTCCTTTTCTTTCTTACTTGCTTTGGCACTATAAAAATATCTTGCCCATTCTTCATCTAATCCATCATGTATAATATTAGCGGGCCATCTACCTTTTGTATTTTCAACATATTCTGCTTTTGTATTTGAGTCTGTTTTCCAAAATCCACCTTTAGGTTTTGTCCACTTCTTAGGATTATCACCATTAACTCTACACTCATCTAAATTTAATTCTTTGTTTACACCTTTTCTTGCCATAACAATTGGTTCGTGTGCTGGTTTTAATAAATTTTTTCTCTTAGGAAACCCGCTACCATATATCCAATTAATCATATCAAATATTTCAAAGCCACCATCTTCTATTGCTGTTGCCATTTTATGATAATTTCTAGTGGCTGAAAATGCTAATAATACAGCACCTGGTTTTATTGTTCTATACACTTGTTCCCAAAGTTCTTTTTGAAACGCAATATCACCACCGTCCCATTCTTGTCCCATAAAACCTTTTGATAGCCTAGTAAATGAACCATCTTTACCATGTTTAGCAGCTGGTCCTTTTGTAAATCTTTTCACAATAGATTGTAAATGATAAGGTGGGTCTGTAACACACGAATCAAAAACATTTTCATCTAAAGTTTTTAGATGTTCTAAACTATCAGCGGTTATAATCTTATTAAATTCCATAAGTTAAAAAAAAGTATCTTATTAGTATTACTATTAGTAAAAATCTAGGTATAGACCAATTTGTTTTAAACGCAAGTAGATTACCAGTGGCAAACCCCCAATGTGCACAGATCACTCCTATAAAAAAACTAGACAAAGAAATCCTCCAGACTAGCTGTCTTTTCATATGTCCAACCAATAGAGTTAAGTATAAAACTCATAGGGTCTAAAAATGTTTTTTGAAACATAATATCATAATCAATATATTCTTGTAATGTAAATTCACTAGGTAATTTTGTTACATAACTTATTACATCAAACTTAAATGGATTAGCTTCTTTTAGTTTTAGAAACTTAATCTTATCACCTTCTTGTATTAATGGATACTTTCTATGTAACTTAAATCTTTTTAATTGTTCATTATATATTAAAGCACCTTTAACATGAATAGGTGTACCTTTAATGAATATATTACTACTATGTTTGTATTTTTTTAAATTATTACAAGACCTAGGAAAAGATATTTGTTCAGCTGTCATTTGATAAAACTCTTTTTTAAATTCGGCAACAAATGCTTGTAGTTCATCTTCACCTTTAGTCATTATAAGTTTGATAGCTTCTTTAATCTTTCCTCTACAAACTTCTGGTGTAGATGACTTCACAGCTTCAATACCCATAATCTTTAGTTTAGGTTCATCAAAAGTAATACCTTCTTCGTCTAATACATTTAACATATATCTTTTTTTCGCAGTCCATATACCTTTGTCAGCTATTACTTCTCTTTTCATAACCATTTTTTGTTTAATGGCATTTGTATATTCCGCAAGATCATTAAAACACTTATCTATAAAAGGTTCTATTCTACTATTAACAACTTTGTTTAAAAACTTTAATGTATCAGCTTTTGATTTATCTTTACACGTTGCTTGTACCAATTTGTCTAATGTAAGATAAATTGAATCTGTATCTGACGCAACGATATAATCAACCTTATCATGTGTCTTTAATATCTTATTCATATATTCATTTACATTCTTTTCAATAAATCTAATTACAAATTGACCAGATGATGTAATGGCAGTTGCTTGTCTTACATCATAGTATCTAAAGTATTGATTACCAATCGCACCATAAGCTGAGTTAAGAGCAATCTTCTTTGCCCATTGTATATTATGACAACGAGATATTTCTCTAGCAGTCGCAGGGTCTTTTGTCTTTTGATATTCTTTCTTTGCTTGAAAGGCTAGTGTTTTAAATTTAACCCGATCATTGTACATACTTTCCATAAGTCTAGGTAGAAACCCTGGACTATCTGTTTTAAACATAGCACCATTTGGTGTAATACAAGCACCTTCAGTTTTTAAATGTGTCAACGGTGTCGCATGATTTAACAATTTATCAACTGAAATGCCTGATGATTTTACACCAATGATTTTTTCTGGTGAGATATTATACTGCATAATTAGATGTGGATATAGTGAATTTATATCAAACGAAACAATCCAGTTATGCATACCTGTGATTGGGTCTTTTACATAAGCGCCATCATACTTGTCTTCCTTAATATTATCTTCTTTTGGTGGAATCATAACATTATCTTTTTTCAAGTAATTGTAAATTAACATATCCCACATTCTTACTTGTGAAAATACATCTGTATAATTTACTTTAGCTTCATACGCCATAGTTAAGACTAGTTCAATTAGTTTTAATTTGTCTTCTAGTTGGTCAACAATCTCAACATCTTTAATATTATAATCAATAAATGATTGATAATCTTTAGTATACCAATCTCTAAATGTATCGTAAGGGTTTTCATCTTTTTGGAAACCAAGTTCTACTTTACCAATGTAATCAAGTTTATAACTTTCTTGTTTTGTTGGTATAAATTTTTGATATAAATCCAAGTAATCTAACATAGAAATACCAAAGATATTATAATGAGTTTGTGGTCTACCTCTTACTACAATAGTTTCTCTTTCAACTAAATTCCAAGGCGAAAATCTTTTTAATACTTTTTCATCTACTAGGTTTCTAATACGATTGAATAGATAAGGTATATCAAAAAATTTTGTATTCCAACCTGTGATAACATCAGGATAGTTCTTAATCCAAAACTTCATAAACTCCATAATCAAAGACTTCTCATTCTTACATCTTATATAAGTTACATCTGATCTATTTGTTTTAAATTCACCTGTACCCCAAGTTATAATTTGTTTATTAGATTGATTTTTAACTGTGATTGCTAGTAGTTCTTCTGTTGGATTTTCTATATCAGGAAAACCATTCTCGGCAGTACACTCTATATCAAGTGTAAATATTTTTATTTGGTCTTTGTCAAATACCATATCGTCAGGATACTCGTTTGCGATGTATTGATATTGATACCGATCCATTCCATACAATGGTGAGTTACCCGTATTGTAACTTCTTTTAAATTCTCTTGCTTTTGATATACTAGGAAACTGTATTGGTTTTAGTGTTTGACCTTGTAACGTTTTAAACTTTGAATCTTCTTGTGAGATAGCATATAGAGTTGGACTAAAATCCATTCTTTCTTTGTATTCTTTACCCTCGTGGATACCACGAACAAGTAACTTACCTCTATGTTCAATAACGTTTTTATAAAAATTCATAATTTATTTTGTTAAGTATTTCCAACTGTATGGAAACTTCTCGTCACAGATTTTGTACATCTCATCTGCAACATCTCTAGTTTCTTTTTGTGTATCTAGTTTACATCTTAAATTACATACCCTAGAAAATGCGTATAATGTTCCTGACCAATACCATTCAGTCATCATTGATTGAGGTAATACCATACGTGCTTGTTCTGGCGCTACACCTTTTTGTAATAATGTATTGTAAAGTATAAGACAACTTTCCATGGTTGTTTCCATATTATGATTAATTGTTTGATCTAGTTCTATCTCACCATCACTGCCTTGTTTAGAGTTCTTTGGTCTACCTCTCCATGAATCTGGTTTATATAGTTCAGGTGGAAAGTCCACATAACGTCTGCTGACTTCATTCCAAGTCAATCCAATTTGATGTTTTACTAATTGTCTTGCAACAAAAATTGGTGCTTTAATTCTAAATTGTAAACTTGCGTGTGCGAAAGGTGACCAATGATTATGTTCTGCGAGATACTTAATAAGTTTTTCATCAGATATATCAAATGATTTTTTAGTCTTTGAATAACTTACTCTAGCAGCATTTACTACCGATAAGTCATTTCCCATTATATCTATCAATTCAATTTTTATCATAATTTAATTTGGTGGAGGATACAGGAATCGAACCTGCGACCTCCTGAATGCAAATCAGGCGCTCTCCCAGCTGAGCTAATCCCCCAATGTACTTATAGTTTATGATTGTCCAACAGGTGTGCAACCAAACCATCGTGTTTTTTTTCTAATTGTATTTGACATGCTAATCTACTTTGCATACGATCATAGCCTTTTTCATATTCAATCAAATCTGTTTCTACTGAACCTTGATTAGGTTGACCTACTATATGTGTCCAGTTTCTATCTACTAGTACATGGCAAGTAGCACAAGCACAACAACCTGAACAATCTGCTGGTATCTCATCAATAGGATTAGTAGAGTAATCTCTAGCCGCCTCCATCAATGTCATACCTTCGTCAACCTGGACAGGAATAATTTCCTCTCCTCTAACAAAATTAACAGTTATCATTATAACTTAGGTACTGAGTTTTCTGTAATCAAACCAGGCGTATTCGCTGAAATGATTGTACTTGTATTTGATTGATATGATTTTAATAAATCATCTTTGGGTTCTGTCATAAAAACAATTTTGTCTTTATCAACTGTGATTGTATCACTCTTACCAAAAGCATTATACAAACTCATCATAAGTTGTATAGGTTTTCCTGGGGCTGATTGTTGAGGTATGATTACGAAAGGCTGTTTTAAACTAACGCCTTGGTCATTCTCACCTACCTTAGCGATTACATCTTCGCCGGTAGTCATTCTTAATATCTTCACGTCTTGCATAATATCTCCTATTTGTGTTTCATTATATCATAAGTTTACTTGTTTGTCAACTCTTATTTTTCGTCATTGTCTTCTTTACCGGGTTCAAAACCAACTCTTTTATCTTTACCTTTTTTATCAATAGGTTTTAAACGTTTACTCAATACAAATGTTCTATTAGGGTTGACACTAATATTCATTAATCGCATTAAATCTCTATTTACAAGTAAGTCGGAACCTGATCTAGGTCTTTGGTCTAAACCAATCTCTACATCTTTATATGTAAAACCATTAAATGTTAAGTCCATTAATATAGTTGGTCTTGTTTCTGATGGTTCATCTGTTGCATTTGATCTAAACACTTTACTTGTACCATGTCTAGGTTTACTAAATGTTTTGCCATCATAGGTCCATTTAACAATCTTACCGTCTTCTAAAATTTTGTCTGCGTGTAAAGCACAAGCCTGAGAACCGTTACCTGTATCAAATTTTACTCTGACTTTACCTACTTCATCTAACTCAACTGTTTCTAACCAACCAGTTTCTATAAGTGATTGTCTGTCCCAATGAGCTCTATCAGAAATATAATCTACTACATTGGCCATCATCTGTTCACCATCTATTCTACCAGCTGGCTCAGCGTCAGCATAATAATCTCTATGTTGATAACCTTCGTAATCAGCGCCTGATCCAGGACTACCATTTACTTCTAATAGATATGGTTTGTTTTTAAATATAATATGATCTACACCACACATATATGCTCTGGAGACTCTAGCTGCCTTTAATACAAGTTCTCTTTCTTCATCAC